TGAGATAGTGTCCGACAAATAACTAAAATCGTCATTTAATAGACTCTCAAAATCCGGTAACTCCCTAAAAATAATATCAGAATCGTGATAAAAATAACATTTACCTAATTCAGGGTATTCTTTTAACCATTTAGATAAAATTAAAGGTCTTAAAGTCGGGATATATCGTTTATCAATTCGAGTATCTTCATAATGATGAACATTAACCCCTAATTGTTTTAACATTAAAGATTCTTCACTAGGTTGAGAACCATTTAAAATAACAAACAAAACATGAATTTGATGAGGTTTAACCCCATTACTAATAAAATTATATATGTAAATTTTAGTTTGCCAATGAAAATACGAAATGTCAGGTTGTGCAGATACAAAAACTAATTCATCAATCATAATATTTTTTATTTAAAAAATATTAAATATATTTGATAATTAAATATCAAACGTTGGAAACGTATCTCCATCAACACATTTTATTAACTGTTTTAATAAACATTGTTGGTGATACATATTTTGCACAAAAGTATTAAAATTAGCTTGTGTAGTATTTGCAAAATTATTTCCAGCATCAACCCAAAAATTCGACACACTTTGAGTTGTTGTTATAAATTGATTATAATACGTATCACATTGAGGACAAGCTTTTGGTGATGTTACACTACCAGTACCCATAAATTGCCAATTTTGACCGTTTAAATCACCTCTCCATACTTTACTAGTTGTTGATGACGATTGAGCAACATTAGTTACATTATATGGTCCTGCACTACCTCTTAGGTTTGATTTTGCTCTAGTTTCAAACCATTGATATTGACTATCTCTATAAAAGTTAGCTAACCAAGACGATGAGGTTGTTGTTGAACCAGCAATACCACCTTCAACTAAAATTTTAGTATAACGTTTTGCACCACCTATAGTGTCATTGTCTGATTTAACGTAAAGATTTTGTGTACTACCGTCAGTATTAGTTAGTCCAGGTTCTAACCAATTATCGCCAGGATTTCCACACAAAATTGCCGGTAAAGGTGAATTAGTTGGTGTAGTAACCACATTTCCACGACCACTACCTAACATAATATAACCATTAGTACTTACATAAAGAGCATTGGATGCTACACCCGCCATTTTATATGTTGTTGATAATCCTATTGGTGTGTCAGTCCAACCATTGTCAAACGTCGAAACAGTTCCATTTGTAAACCCACCATAATATGTATCATAATTATCATAATTTGAGGGCCAAACTAAATTTAGACTTGAGTCATATTGATACGTAAATGATGTAGTATTGGAATTTTCATACCAATCCGTAACAGCATCTAATAACGCATCTTTAAACGTCATAAATGAAATACCAAAATCCTGCCAACCAAGAGGTTCTCCAAATAAATCTATAGAATCAGACCCAATTGCCTGTTTAATACACCAATCTTCTAAATCAAAAAAATACATATTTTAGTTTATTTAAAATTTTATTAACTTGTCTCACAAGATATTTCGTAATTGATTTTTAATTTAACTAAGATATTAGAATCTAATAAATTAACATCTGAACCACAATCAGATGTGATAGTAATTTTATTGGTGTTTGTATTAATTGTAACATTACCAATACCATCATAACCCAACAATAAATTTCTAACAGTAGTTGCAAATAATGTCTCACTTGGTGCGTCCGTTAATGATGTAGTCGTATAAAATATTAAACTTTCAGTTACCTCATTAACAATTGTAATTGCTTCAAAAGTAGCTTCATTTAAAATACAATTATTTTCATCAACAGTTAAATCCACATAACCTTCATTTAACATTAATATCGGTGTTTTTTCAAGTAATTCACCATTATTCATAAATTCACTATCACATAAATTATAAATACCATAAGTAATTGCACAATTTACACCAACTAACACTATAGTCCTAATTTTAATACAACCATTATTATCAGTTACTTTAGCCGTATATGTTCCCGCTGACAAACTTGTTACAAGTAAACCCGTCTGACCGTTAACATTATCACTCCATTCTATAGTGTAAGGAGCTTTACCTTTTGTTATAAACAATTGAATATAACCATTATTTGATGAATTCGCATTACCAGAATTATAAATGAAATCAACACCCTCTGAACTATTAACTAACACTGTTGAAGACTGAATACAATTTTCACCTGTATCTGTAACATTAACGGTGTAACTACCTGAAGGTAATGAACTAAATGTTGCGGTAGTTAAATTTGTCTCTATACTCTCACCATTCAATTCATACACATATGGGCCTGAACCACCAACAACATTAATTTTTACAATACCATCATTTTTAGAACAAGTTGTACCCGTTACTACAAAAGTAAATGTGAATACTTCTTCATTTAATATTTCATATTGATTAACATATTGACATCCACTACCGTCCGTAATTGAAAAAGTGTATGTATCGGAAGCCAATTGTGTAAAAGTGTATGTTGGTAGTGTCGTACTAATTGAATTCTCAACACCCGTTGTGTTAACTAACTTGTACACATATGGTGGTGTTCCTGATGAAATATTAACATTTAATGTCCCTTGATTATTACCACACGATGAATTAGTTGTAGTTATTGACACAATATTAAATGATGATGGTGTGATTAACGCAACACTACTAATAAACGAACATAATCCAGCATCCTGAACAAAATAATTAAAGTTACCAGCACCCAATCCATTAAAACTAATTGTCCTATCAAAAGTTACTGAGGTAGTACCGTTTGAACCCGAATAGAAAAATGGTGGAGTTCCACCTGAAAGTATTATTTCAATTGACCCATTATTACCAAAACAAGATGGTTGAGTCACAAAAAGACCCGCTTGTCCAACTAACGGAACTTTTAACACATCCGCAGTTTTAACAACAACACAACCTGAATTGTCACTAACAGTTACACTATAAGACCCCTGAGTTAAACCACTTATTGACGATGTTGTTTTACCATTCGACCATAAATAAGTGTAAGGTGGTGAACCATTAATATTATTAATAAAAATTTTACCCGAATTAACGTTACAACCGGCATCATTAACAACATACAAATCATAATCTAAATTTGTCGAATCTTGGATAATAACACTATTTGTTGTTGCAGTACAACCACCATTATCAACAACTTTCATATAATACGTTCCGGCACTTAACCCTTGAAATGAACGTCCTGACACTAAATTCGTTGTTCCCGATGTAATATAACCTAAAGTTGTGTGATATAGATAATATAAATTACTACCATAATCATATTGCGTGTAAGCACTTAGTGAACCATTGTTTAAATCACAAACAGTGTTAGTCACACCTGTTATTGTTGTACATAACCCACTTGACACATAAATTGACGCTATCTGACTTTGATTTTCAGGGTCAATACAACTATCTTTAATTAAAAATGAGTACGTTCCAGCGGTTAAAGATGTTGCAGTGTACGCTGTAACTCCCGGTCCTAAAAAAACAGTACTTAAAGGTGGATTTACCCACTCAATTCTATAATCAGGAGCACTTCCTGTAATTGTAATACTGAACGAACCACCACTAATATTACTACAGTCACCTGTTACACCAACAAGACTATAATTTAAACTACAACTCATTAATTACAACATAAATTTAAATTTATTCCAACATTAATTTTAAAATTCAACCCCTGACTGTTTTCAGAACATATTGAATTATATATAATTACCTTACCATCATTAGTTAATGTATAACTATATCCATCACTCTCTAAATCATCTAAGGCAACAACTAAAGCGTTATACCATTGAGTATTAGTTGGTGAACTAAACGCCAATACGTTATAACCAGAACCATTAAAAAACTTATTTTGTATTATAATAGAGTCATTTAATCGTAAGTCAACATACCATTCAGTTTGAAGTGCGTTTAAATTACAATTATCAGCCGTTTTATCAATTGAGGTTAAATAATCATTAATCACTTTACCTAAAACACCTGAAAACGTCGTAATAGTATTACTTGTTCCTGATGGATATATAGAACACTCAACACTTTGGATAGGACAATCTATCGGTAAAAAGTTACTAACGGTAGCACAAGGTTTACAAGGTACTGGCACTATTATACAACCTCTTTGTCTTCTCCAAGCATGTTTTTGTCTATGAAAAACTGAATTTTCGTATTTAACACCTGTTGTCCATATTGTTGTTGCCGGTATCATTTGTTCAACTAACCTAATCCAATAATCACCTAAACCATTTACATATTGTATCATTGTATCATATGTAAAATTATTATTGGTTACCCCAATTGCCTTCTCAGATAGTAAATATTTCCAATAAATCGACTCTAAAGTTGGATAACCCATTGATTTACCGTTAGTCATATATTGTCTATTTCTAACGTTAATCATATTTTTCCAAAATGATTGAGCAAATTCAAAAAACGTTTGTCTTTTTGGTTTTGGGTCGATTTCAGTCCAATCAACACCACCCTTCATTGGATATTGAACATTAGGAAATGACGATTGAAATTGAGTATTACTCATTTTCATATTATTGGTTGAGTATGGCGTTGGATTACAATGTGTCGGAGCAATGTAGAATAACCCCTCATTCGGTATAGGATAATTCACCTCTCTTGACATATACCACACGTCATAAACCAAACCTTGAGCCGGATTCATATGTAAATCAATATTCTTAACATTTAAAACTAATTTTTCATCGTCAACAATATATTTTGAGTTGTAACCCCCATCTAAATTAGCTCTAGTACCAACTTCGTTGATTACCCAACTTTTATTATTATCAATAGTTTTAGTTAAATTATACCCTAATGACATAAAAGGAAATCTTCTAAATCTATCAAGATAAACTTGACCGTAAGTATAAGGAATTAATGAAGTTTGATAGTCAGGATTTGACCCAACAAAAGTATTACTTGTTCTCTTAATATCTTCCGGAGCTCTATGAGCCGGTGTTTGTTCAAACCATCCACTACCAATTTGGAAATAATAACTTTCACTATCATCAGGAGCTATCGGATAACCATAGTCATCCATCGGAAATTCATTTCTCGTTAATGACACGTCTTTTATCGAAAATTCTGTGGTAACACCTGTATATGTAACACCTTGAAATGTGAACACGTCATTAGCATCTAACACAATTTTTTGTTCAACATAAGTACCACCTGAAATTTGAGCAAATTGTGAATTAAATTGACGTAAATTAATTGGTCTATCAACTAAATAAACATGTTCGTTAAATTCAACTAAAGCATCAGGAGCACCAATCAATCTCATTAAAGTCTCAACGGATTTACGAGTACCTTTTGATTTAAACAAATAAGCAGAATTTAATATTAAATTTCTGAAATATTGATAATTTAACTCATCAGGTGTTAACGCGGTTTTAACTCCCGAAAATTGAGATTTATCTTGATTTTTTTCACCAAATACTGACTTTAAAAAATCCTCTTTAGTAATTGGGGATATATTAGTATTCCAACCTAATGTTTGGGCTAAATTTTTAAGTAATTGTGAAGGTATATCATTACCCACATTATAATTAACTGAATTCATATACGCCAAAGCGTCTATGAATTTTTTAGTTTCATCAAAACTTCTACCGTATATCTGTAAAGTCTTTTCAGTTTTTTGCCCTATGGTATCAAACTCTTTAAATGAACCCGTAGTTAAAAACCTTGATATTAAATTTGTTTTATACCCGTCAATATTTTCAACAACATCATTTAGTTGTGTCAAATATAAATTAAAAGAACCTGTCATAATATCAATATTCCAAGTTCCATTTAAAGGCCAAGTCAATTTTTGTTTTGTTGAGATATAAGTACCATCGTCATTTTCAACAGGAACAGTAAAATTACTAGTGTATATTGGAGTACTCTGTCTATTCAATAAAAATTTCTCAACCTCATCAAAATTTTCATTAAAAACTTTACTAACCTCATAATCGTTAGGTCTAATAACTATATTCTGAAATACCTCAGTATTATCACCAAATGGTTTACCACTTACCGAAACAGTTAACGTTCCGGTTGTTAATGAGTTTGTTGGTTGGATAAAGATAATATCACAAACTTCATTTTGGTAATACATCAAATATTTACTATATTCAACAGTTAAATTCCTTAATGGTGATACAGGTATTTCTCTTAACTCTAAGTTTCTAGTCGACTCATTTGTAAAATCAATATCAAACTGATTTCGTATTCTTGTAATATCTAAATCAAATGTGGTAGTATTGTTTAACTTATTATAAACTATGTTACTAGCCGTTTTACCTGTAACATAATTAACCCCCACAAATGTTGACTCAATTGCTGCTGGGAAATAACTTATTATTTTTTGAACTGATACCGAAATTCTTTTAGTTAAAGAACCATACATCGTAAAGTTAGTAACTTGACTTAAATCAAAATTTGGATATACCTTGAAGTTGGCTTCAAATACTTGTTTTGATTGTGCAATATCACTTAAACCTAAATTAGTTAGATTTATTGGTTCAGAAAATGTTCCCGTAATAAAATTACGGTTTCTCTTTTCTGTAATTGATGTTACAAAATTAAAATTCCCCTGTGTTAATCCACCACCCTGAACTAATTGGAATCCAACTAAATCGTCAGAGAATGTACCAGCTCCTGAAGCTGGTGTTGGGGGACAAGTATATTTTTTAATCGCCATTATTGTGTTATATTTGTGAAGTTTTTACTGAAATCAATATTATCATTTCTATCTTGTCTAACTTCATATAATAATTTATTAAATTGGTCTCTAATTTCGTATAAGTTATATTGTCTGTAAATGTTGTTGTCATTATCGTACATCGTGTAAATACCATCATCCATAGACTTAGTTTGGTTACCAAATAGAGCAATTGCCAATGTAGAAAAGTCGTGTTCCGCAATTTCAATATCTAATGTCAAAGGATTAAAAAACGTATTTGAAATAATTACGTTTTGGTTTGGTTGTCCTATATATGGTATAGATGTTGGTTTATTAGTTGGTGATGTTGATGGTGATAAAGTACAGAACATAATGTTAGTAACAGTATCGGTATATCTATATCGAATTGATTTTTGTGATGTATTAGTTAAATTCTCAATCACCGGCTCACAATAAAATGATGAGGTTATTAACCTAAAGAAATTTGGTATTTTAGTACCGTCAGAATTTAAGTATTCAACTCTAAATCCAACCAATCCTTGAGTTACAAATTTGTTTCTATACGCTGAAGGAACTTGATTTAAATCAAATATAATACCTCTAACATTTGGTAATGCTGATAACACCCCACAATCTAAAATTTGTGTTCTTATTTCTGCCGGTCTAATAAATAAAGTATAGATACCTATTTTATTAAATTGTTCTGCTGGTAATCTTAAATTATATAAACCACCTAAAATTTCAACATTATTATTACCTCCCGTTTCATTATTATGAAAATAAGGTCTTAAAACCGCAGTTGAATCTAACTTGGTTAATAAAAAATTATCCGTTTCATCTCTAGATGGTGTATAATTTAAAATTATATCAACATCTTCAGGTGATACATCAGCCGGTCTTATTGTTCCATACGTTCCTGTAGCCATTATTTAATCTCTTTTAAATAAATATCAATTTTATGTTTTTTATTGGATTTCATTAACTTTAAAAAACCCATAACCGTATTTTTCAAGGTCACCCACATTATCCACCTCGCCAATTCTCATTAAAGCTTCAAGACCTGATTGTTTACCTCTTTCGATAAATATATCCGACTGTGTTACGGGTTCATCAATAACGTTAAGTAATAACTCATTTTTTGTTATTCCTGAACAAACTATCATATCTGACGTTACACCTGAAGATTCAACAACAAAAATCGTTGTCCCATCAAAGAAGTCATAATAATCAATATCATTAATTGTGTATGCAGTGTACACACCACCATTTACTACACCCAAAGGACCAACATATGATGGATTGTCTGATGGACCCCAAAAAGTACCAATGGTATTTGTGTCAGCAGTTATTTGAATACCCATTTTGAATCTACCGTCATATAACGATGGATTAAATTTACTACCATAGACTTCCAAATCATTTATTGTCGAATTAGTATACCCTGTTACTAAAAATGGTACGTTTGTAAAATTTCCGCTAGTCTGTAATTCGACATCACACACCGAATCACCACTGAATATATAATCATAACTCAACGATGTTGCCGACCAACTACCACCTGCGGGTATAAAATGAGCAACACCTTTAGGATTTGTTATTGTCACCACACTGTATGGTACTGTTACATCTTTCTTAACTAAATTTACACCCCAAGGACTCATACCTGACATAGTAATAGTGAATTCACCTTGTTGGGTATATGTATGTGAATAGTTATTAGGTAGAACATTATTAACAGTCATTTGAGGTGAACCATCCCCCCAATCTATTTTATATTCAGAAAATGATAAATATTTTTTAAATTCAGTGTCTGAGGTGTTATAGAAATAATACGTGTTGGGGTTTGTGGTTGTTGAAGAAAAGATAAAATTAGTCATCGTTTCTTGTTGCAACACCATCCCATCAAAAACGGTATAAATACCAATATCAGTTGTATTTTCAGTGATGAAAATAGGTATTGTTAGACCCGTTAAAATTGAATTGTACTGTTTTGTATTTGTATTGAAACTACCTCCTGACAAAATTTGAGTCATTGATGAATAAGCATACGTTTGACCACTAAAATATTTAGTCACCGCACTTGTGTAAATGTCACAACAATAAACGTATTCGGCATTTGTTGTATCACTATTACCCGTATAATTCACTAAGAATAAATCATTCTTAATGACTTCAGGGGATATTTTATAATGAAATATTCTTTCTTCCATTTTTAAGGTTGGTTAACGTACTCATACCATTTTATGGAACTAGTTGTTCCAACTCTATTATTAGTCAGATTGTATATTGAATACGTGTATTTATCATAATCTAATACCACTTTTTGATAGAAGTATTTAGATTCATCAAATAAAAACTTATTTGGTAAATTAGATTGGGGTGTTGTCATCATTCTCATAAACCCACCAAGTCTACCGTTAAAAAACTTAGCACTCATATAAAATGTTGAAATGTCAATTGTTTTTTTGTCTCTAATCCAATAAATAAAAAACCCTTCTTTATCACCAACAAAATCAAGTTTGAAAATCGGAGTTTTTATATTAACATTAGGAATAATTGGTGATATACTTGCGGATTCCGTCGCCCCTTGTTGTGTTGGTATTATTATAGTAAAATACAGTGTTTGATTCGCAGATTGATTAGTATCATAAAAATCCAATTTAAAAAATGATTTGGTAAATGGATTTTCGTAATAATAAATCTGAGAGGACGTAAACCCTTCATTAAGATAAGTAGGTGCCCAATCAGTCGATGTTGCCACTAAAATATCACTTCCTGTTCCCGGATTATTATCAAAAAAATTAAACTCGTAATTAAGTTCAGTTTTGGTATTATTGGTATGAAAATCGTGCGAAAATCTTATAATTTCATAATCTCTTGGACCACCGATTATCTGTTCAATAACATCTTCTTCATATAATTCAATACTCTCATCTCTACCTAAGAAATCCCATTTAATTTCTATTGGTATATTAATATACCCATCATTTTCAGGTATGGTAAATCTATAACTATTCACAGGCATCAATTGTTGGGTCATCAATTAAATTATCACTAACAAAATTAGTTCCTTCAGGTATTATCCTAAATACATAGTTTTTATAAGGATAATGTTTACCATTTAAAAATGGGTAATCAACACCTCTACCATCTTGGTCTAAAAACCCATAAGTATATATGTCCCTCCAAACAAACGAATCACTATATATTGAATAATATGAGTAATCCGGTAAATTACCCGTATTAAGACCTCCTTCCTCAACGTAATCTGAATATACTCTAATTGTTAATTTATGATGTGGTTGATAATAATAACCCATCATATTATTATAATTTTGGTTAGGTCTTTCTTTAATATCAAAAACATTATTGTTATAAACAAACTTATGATATAATGTTGACACTGTTCTTTCCATTTGGTCAAAATCATTCCACTCGCATAAATCACCATCAATCACATCCCCTTTTTTTAAAGAATTCACATAATTAAAAATGTCTGTCACAGGATTATTTCCAACATTAGTTGTTCTAGAATAAAATCCCATAGTAACAGGCATTGACGAGTCCACATTTGTTTTATCCCACCAAGAATCAGGATTACCATTAACCAAAGGTAAGTTAAATTCATACCCTTGCTTTAATTTATAACCTGTATTAAACATCCAACCAAAATAACCTTTCCAAATAACAGTAAAAAATAATTCAGTTATTGGTCTTTTTTGATTATCTCTTAATGGTTTTATATCAAAATCACAATTAAATGTTAATGAGTATGACTGAGAACCTTCCTTAACTGAAACTCTCTCAATTTTATTTGGTGTGAAACCACTACTTTCAAATTTTTTTGTTTTACCAAACACATTTTGTTCAAAACCCGATTTAACCAAAACCGCATCTTCAGGATTTGATAATATTTTTAATTCTTTAACATAGTATTTTGATATTGTATCAACAGGGTTATTAATATCAATAACTCTTTTAAATGTCCCTTTTTGTCCGTTAAAAAAAACATTACCGGTAAATCCATAATTAAATATGTTGAATATGTATTCATTACTTCCTACAGTACCATCACCAAATGAATAGATTTCAAAGTAATCATTACCTAAATAACTAAAACTAAGTTTTACATATTCACCTTCATTCAATCCGTGTTTAACAAAACATTTAAAACTAACCAAATTATTACCACTATCCACAATATTTGTAATAACAAATGGAATACCATCACCTGACACCCAATTAAACACACCATTAGAATTCGTACACACTAAATTTTTACTGTAATTATTATTAAACGGATAAGTTAAAAAATGATTCCAATTGTACGTACTAGCACTTTTAGTGACAAAATCTATATGATTATTTGGTGGTATTGTATATCCAGAAGTATTATAATCAGTTCTAATAAAATCAAACTCATTATATTGGGGAAAACCTTTCCACCATATTGATTGTGGGTCACTTAAACATTGTTGTTTCGCCAATTCTTTAACATCCACATAGTACAAATTATTTTCAAATGGTTCATAATTAGTTTTACCTGTGTAAGCATTTTTAAATAAAATAGAAAACTTACTTGTTGGTCTAAATGTACTTGATTTCTGTCTTTCATTATCAAAAACTTGTTCTAAACTTACATTAGCACTTCTATCATATTCAACAATTTCTTTTACACTTTGTACTAAAGGTATCTGTATCGCAGATGATAACTCAGGTGCTGATTTGTACCTTAAAGTACTTAAAACTATTCTTATGTCTTTATTATTCCCCATTTTTAATCTGTAAATATGTCACTATCTATCCATTTTCTAGTAAATCTATCAAACGCAGATTTACCTTGTGTTAATCCAAAATAAAAATAGAACGGTGCTCCTGTGTTAATTACTCTCTCAGAATATGGCACATTATCACCTGGTGAGTTTGTATCCCAATATAATGTGTCAGCATTTTGGACAGGTGGCGTCGAACCATCTACAGAATAAATATTACCTCTATAGTATTTTGTAATCGTACTACCTTTAGTTCTAAAGTATCTTGAACTTCTTAATAACCTATCAAGGTTCTGATAACCGTAACTAAAGAATGTTGTTGCCGAAAAAGGTTCAGTATGCCATTCATTTAATTGATTACCAAAAATACTATCAGGTTTATAAGGACCAAATAATGCTGATGGGTTTGGGTCTTCACCATCTGAATTAGGGTTAAAATTTTTCTTAATATACCACTGATAATATGGAACAACTTGTGTTTTAACATTAAAATATTCAAATGCACAATTTGCATTATTAATTGTACTTTCATCAGTAATAATAGTTCGTTTAGGTGTAATATAATCCCTAATTTGTGTGTTAGATGAGAAATACACACCAATAATCGCATCATTAGAATTAGCACCATTATAAAAGACATCGGTACAACTATTATAATTCTCATCACTAAAACCAATAGTTCCTAACTCAGAGTTAATACTGTTCATTTGAGCATAATCACCATCAATTTTCAAATTTTCACGACTAAAGTAGGTTAGAATTTGACCAACACCCAAAATACCCAATATCTTATCTAACGAACTCTTATTTATCAATCTCGAAATTATGAAAGTATTTAACAAATCACTCACATCTTTAAATGTTGTCGTATCTAAGTTTTTCATAACGTACCCGTCATAATCATTTGAAAAAACAATCTCTTGAGTGTAAATGTCTCTAGGACCTAAATCCGTGATAGTAGTCGGAAACATTAAATTTTTCTGATTACCCCCAAAACTTTTATTTGTAAACCAATTTTTTGGACTTTGACGACCAATAAATGTTTTATCGGTTGAATTATACGGACTACTTCTATAATAGAAATTATTAGATTCAGTGTTAAAATAAACCATATTTTTACAAAAACAATTATATGGTTTATTCCTCAACTTAGGATTAGGTTCAGTCGGACTTGTGAATCGTCGTGAATTAACGAATGAAAACGAGTACAATGTACCATTTATCCAATTATTTGTAAAATAATGTGAGAAAACATTTCGACAAGCCCCAAATGTAATCACCATTCTTGCCCTCCATTCAGTTAATAACTTATAATCAAAAATTAACGTTTCAAATGGTACTGTACACGTTATATAACAACCTTGATTAAATATCTCTTCAGGTTGTGGTACACCAAATCTAGCGTTAGTTCCTTTAGGAATTCTATTACCCCAACAAGAACCAGGTCCTGATTGTGGTATTGGTTGTGTTTTATCACGAGGGTAATATGTGAAATTATTATTTTGATTAACATAATAACAATCTAAAGGTATCATACCTTCACAATTAAACGTACCTAAGATATCCGCACAAGCTCCTGTTTCAGCGTTAGCCGCTTTTGAATCACCCGCACCACCAACACCTGAAACTGAGTTAACACCCCCATTTTGAATAACACCCCCGTCATCAGTTATTGTAAAATATGTGAAGTTATTGTTAGACATTAAAGTATAACTTAGTTCTCTAAGTGCCGGATTTTCATTAAGTTCCTCTACCGATGATGATGGTAATCTATCTGACCTCATAACCATTCGAGCATCACCATTACTTAAATTAATATTAACTTCAGGTAATGGTACTTGATTCTTAATAGCAACACTATTATATGTCATACTAATGAACCAACTAGCTTGTGTCCAACCACGACCTGTTTCTAATAATGAAATTAATCGTCGATAATATGTTAGTTGTACGTTTTGTCCTGGAAACCAATTTGGATAACAACAAACCGGAAATCCAGCAATAGTACACGCCGGAATACAATCACCATTCTCATAAGTTATATAGAAAAAATTGTTGTCTCGTTGACTTATATTAAGTGATGCTAAATTACCCCCTTCAATAATCTCATTTGGGTAATAACCCCTATTATTATTAGTTCCAGGAACATTAGGGTACAACCAAATCATTTTATTACCCCAACCTCTAAACCAAGGTGCTAAACCATTATCTTGATTGTTATAATCAGGTTGTACATCAATATAACCACCTAAAGCATTACCTTCAGGACCACCCCAATTCACATTACCATTATAGTTAATTCTAAGACCTTTACCTGTTGAGGTTGCTGAATTTTGAGTACCTTTACCATAATTATTAAAACAATTATCAGCCATACTTTCATCCAACATTGAATAATAGGTGTGTGCCGTCGTTGAGAATGGTCTAAAACACGCATAATCAGCCGGTCGATAAAATGGGTCTCTTCCCGGTGGATTATATGGTTGACAATTTATTGGGTCACCATTAGCATCATAAGTACAAGTTGTCGGGTCATCTTGAGGACCAATTGCCAAACTAGTTAACGCTGGTTTCCACATAAAAGTTGAGTGAAACAAATATTGATTACTGTACGTATCTATAAGATTATTGTCAGTGATTGTATGTTTAACACATCTAATACCACCTTGAACCGGAATGTTCATTCTCATTTTATCCAATGTAACAATTTTCTTACCCCAATCCTTTTGACTATATAATTTACTCAAATCATACGAAATTGTCGTTTTTGGTGAATTAGGGTCAACACCTCTAACAAAAAACACAACCCTTAAACTATCTGATTTATCAATATAACCCCTAATATATGGTTTTGGTGGCGGAGCACTATAAGTTGCATGATAATGTTGTATATCACTAAGACCATGCGGCATATTTATACTCAACAGACTAGGAGTTACTTGTACTCTTTGAGTTGAAACAATTGAGTAATTAGCGTTAATAACTCTTTCATAAAACGAATCCGGTAAATTAGAACCTAATGCAGTTACCGCATCAACATAATCTTTTACTGAGACATTCTCAATTACTTGAAGATACTCCAAGTCCATCGCAAATTTATGATAACTGTCTTCTGAACCACCGGTAATAGTATATACAGTTTGTAAATTCACACCTTGACCATTAGAAACTTCACCTTGATTCGGGTCAGCGTATGTTACAGTAACCTGTGCAACATTAATTTTTTTACTACCATTATATGGGACACCAATAGTTTTACCTGTAATACTATTAGTTCCTAAATCATTAGATGGTAAGACATTTGATAAATTAACATCTTTAGTTTTTGATGGGTCAACAGTTGTTAACATACCCCCAATTGGGAAATTTGAACTTTCAGTAGAATCAACTAATACCGCAATGACATTATCTAAATGGTATGACCCATTAAATTGATTATTACTAACAGTTAAAGGACCACCATTCATATCAGCATTAAATCTAACACCAATTTGATTCACACCACCACCAGGATTATCCGAAGTTTGATTAAAATATTTAGCTTTAACATTAAACAAATTGAATCGTTCATGCCAAGGTAAATCTGTTGATTGTAATATTTTTTGGTCATTACCATAATTAAAAATACCCATACTTGGTGCTACACCTTTGTCATTGTCTTTACCATTAGTCGGTAAACCTGTTATAAAATAAACATCATTACTTGCATATGGTGTAAAGGCACCTGGAGTATCAGGGATAGGATAAGGTCTTTTTGAAAACGCCCCGTCTATTACAAGGTCAGCATTAGGTGAGTTACCTTCTTCAACAGGGTCATTAGGGTCAGGTGGTACTGTTTTAGGTGCCGCTGGGTCACAAACACATAATTCACAATCAGGAAAAGTCATATTAGGTAATGGTAAATAGGTATCTTTACATTTCCCTTCAATTGATTTCTCTCTATCCGTAAAATTATTACACTTATCTCCCGCAAAACGTTTAAATGGATACCAACTTATCGCAGTAATAGAAAACCCCCTATCTTTTAACCAACACCAAAAAGACTTTAATGCACTTACAATTGGTAGAATAATATTACATAAAACCCAAAGATATAAATGATATACAAAAATAACAAGAAATAAAATAACATAAGCAATAATCATTAATATTTGGAATAGAATGTAAATAATATCAATCCTAAACATCGCATCATTTGACGGAAACTTATTATTTGTCGATTCACAAGTATCGTCAAGAATGTTTTTAATCGCAATAATTCTGTTATTCGAATCACCTTTACGATATTCACTAATTAATTGAGATATTGTATATACTTTATTATATCTCATTTCATAGAATCTATCTTGACAATTGATAGCTTCTAATATCATTTCATCACCTAATGTAGTTACAGTACCATTATTAGATTTTTCACCATAATCATCCCAATCTAAACTAAACGCATATGATGCTTTAGCTGCACGACCATTATCTGTTGTTGGAACTGTACTACCATAATCACAAGGGTTGTCAAACCTACCAAAATTAGCCCTACTACCCGTCATTTTACCCGTTAACGGGTCAATACCGGATGATGTTGTCCATCCATACTCTTTAATATTTGGAACTAAATAATTTGCTCGTTTAACTCTTGCACCTAAATCTGTTGATTGATTCCACATCACCTTAAATCTATATTTACCTTTAGTCGGTATACCTTTTTTAGGGTCATTAGAAATAACTTGTTCACCAAACTCATTAGTTACGACATAATCCAAATTCATTGGTACGTCAAACATCCAAGTACCATTATCATCAATTACTTGACCACCCTCTTCCAATTCAGCTACCTCTAACGAAGGTCTTCCTTTCGAATCCATTTTTATAGTTTGTCTAATCGCCTGTATTTGACCAGGCCCTGTAATTAAACTACATAAACTACCGGATTTTAACGTTGGTTTACAATTTCTTTTTAATGCAAGGTCTTCGTCTGTTGATATTAACGACCCCATAAAAATAGCCGTTGGTCGTATTGTTATATTTTTTTCAGCTGACAAATCAAAATCGGTTCTTGTAATACCCACCTCACAAACATTTTCATCACCCCAAAATGGTTCAACCGCAATATTCCTATTAATAGTAATAATTTGAGGTAATTCATTTAAATTGCTCGATGATTTAAATTTAGTACCATCAACTTGTTGTGGTGTTGCAACACCCATTCGTATCATATCTTGAGGTGACAATGAAAACTCACCAATATCTGATAAGTCAATATTAACAACAACTGTTTGGACCCCAAGAGGTACTCCCAATATCATATAATCACCACTTTCATTTGTAACTGAATTATACTTATAATATTTGTCGTAAATTTCTATTTTAGTTGGATTAGTTAGAACATCTTGTCGTGTAAAAAAAGACCCTGTTGGTACGTGATTACTGTATGATGGTTCTGTTGGTAATAAATTATAAAGGAATCCATCACCATTTAACTTTGTTAAATTTTTATAAGGATACAAATCCGCAATTATCGGATTATTAATTTCGTCATCATCTGATAATGGGACGAACACTGAAACTTTAGCGTTTGGAACACCAAACCCATTATTAATACTTACTCTACCAATTATGACACCATAATCTGAGCATCTCCTGTTATACACATCACTTTGAAGGACCTTTATAGATAATACTTCAAGTGATTCGAAATCTTGGTCTAACTTAACTCTAATTGATTTATCGACACCAACCGTTGTTCTTATTCTGTATGAATTTGACATTATTTTCTTTTAAAATAAATAGTTTATATACTATTTTTAAAAGATAATTGATAAATTTTCAAAATAAATCATCAACTAAAATTAGTTACTGATAGATTCTTAACTCGAATATTAATATCGTTATTTGGATATCTAATTTGGTACGTTTGACTTGGTTCTGCAAATATAGTTTCATCAATTAATTCAATTTCTCTAGTGTCTTTATCAAGATATCTTTGTGATGTTTGAGATGATGAGTATTGACCACCAACTTTATTAAATACTGATATACCAGCAACACTAACAACACCGTTAGTTGCTTGAATTAATCGTCTAATTTCAGAGACATTAACATTTTCACCCATTTGTCTATTACCTGGTTCAAAATAATCAGATACTATATTAATTACTTGAGTAATTAATGAACCTTGGTTTTGACTACTCTCCAAAACAACATCAATAGTAAAAGACAAATCAATAACATTAGCCACCTGAACCGAAATATAATCATTCATCATTCGATAGTTAGATAAGTAATTAGCCACATTATTTTTTAATGTGTCAGAAACAATTTCAGTTAACTTACCATTCTCATCATATGATAACATTTTAATAACAACTTTGTTGTTTTCTTCCGTAATCGCAACTTTAGCAGGAGCACCAAATTGTGATGGCATTGTTCTAATTAAAGAATCATAATCGTTAACCGTAACTGCCCTGTTTTGAGCTGAGAAGTTAAACGCCACTAAGTTTCTAACCTCTTCAATTGTTGGATAATCAGCTCCACCAATAGCCGCAGTTACGTTATTACAAGACAATGAGTTAACAACATTCGTGTTTACTGACTCAGATGGTCCGTTAACGAAAAATGATACAGTCCCAATTTGTGTAATAACATTAACACCCAAATTACTAACTTGACCTCCACCAACTCTATACTGAACGAATAGTGTTGTATTTGATTTTAATGTACTACCTAACGCAAAGTTATTTGAATATTTGTATAAATTTAGATTATATCCGTTTCTAGCAAACTCTCTTAATTGTTCATCAGCAGATTGATTACCACCTCCAAATGTCATTTTAAAATAACCTTCAGGTGTGAATTCAGTTATAAATTTATCATTTACCGACAAATATTTACCAACTTTAATACCAGGACTATCAGACACTTTAGTTGGGTCTTCAACGAATACTCTGTCTTCCGCCAACGCTTTAACCTCATACCATCTATTATCAAGCCCCAAAAACTCTTGGTTTGAAGGGACATTACCATATTGTGTTCCGTCTTTTAATAAAACACTTGTGACCCCCAAAACATTTTTGTCAGGTAAAAACACTTCATAGAAAGGTTTAACATCATTAGGTGTTATAACTTTTTTATATACTTTTGTAACTCCATTAACTACCGTCTCTCTTTTAACAATCGTATAATTTATTAACTTATTATTAGAGTCGAAATTAGGTATTTTTAAACGATTAGGAAAACCATCACCACTAATTGGTGATGCAAAATCAATATCATACACAGTTTCAAAAGCTTGTCCAGCACCATTCACCTGAGAACCTCGTCTTAATATACCACAGTATCTTAAATCTTCTTTATCTCCGTAAGCCGGCACTGTAATTGATAAATCCACCAACGCAACTGAGGGTCTTTGACCCGGTATTTTTAAACCATAAGTTCTTGCGATATTATATATTGAAGACCTTTGTTGTGCAAATTGTAAAACCGTTTCTTGAATACTTCTATCAATATTGAAGTGTAAGTTATCAGTAACTGCCGCGTTCAAATCTAAGAACACCGAGAAAATCGCCGCGTCATTAACGTTCTCAATTAAATCAGGATAATACGTTCTTGTAAAATTAATTAACTCAGTTCTTATTGACTGAAAATCTCTTGTAGTATACGAAATCTTTTTATTAGCCATATTATAAATTTATAATAACAAAATCACTTGAGTTGAACGCGTCATCGTTTAACAAGTAATCAATTTTAATTTTTGCAGTGTGTTCTTTTGTCCCGATACCTGGCACTCTAAAAACTCGTTCATCATTACCATTAACAAACGTTCCTTTATCTTCCTCACCCTCTGACGCTGGTGTTACCTCTAATTTAGTAATTGTAATACCGGGAATATATTCTTTAACAGAATCCCTAATTTCAGATTCTATTTGTGAAAAAGTTGGTCCATCTAATGGTTCAAATAAATACTCATATAATCTTGTCCCAAAATCAGGTAAATAATATCTAGTACCTTTTCTCGTTAGTAATAAATGAATTAGATTTGAACGTATTTCTTCCCTATTCGTGTTTGATAAATCAAGATATTTACCATCATACGAATCCCTAAAGGGAAAATTAATACCATATGTTAATCCTTCTGCCATATAACATAAATATAATGTCGTTATGAATTTTTTGTATAACGTTCTAAAATAAAAAACTCTCGACATTGCCGAGAGTTTTTATGATTTACGGTTTTTTTAAGATGAACACCCAAAACATTCAAATTCTGAATCTTGAGGTTTTTGTGGTATCACATCAACTGTTGGTTTTTCTTTTACAGGTTTTTCTCTTTTCGAGATATCCACCGCTAAGTGTTTAGCCCCCGTCGAAATCGCTTTAGTTCGGATATAGTAACTTAATGTTTTTAATCCTCTCTCCCAACCGTGAAAGTGAGATGAGGTAATTTTTGACAACGTTGGGTTACTCATATAGATGTTCATTGATTGAGATTGGTCAATATAAGGAGCTCTGTCAGCTGCCATATCAATCAATTCTCTTTGTGAAATCTCCCAAATCGTTTTATATTTAGACATTAAGTGTTCTATTCGTTTAACTTTCTTGTTGTAATTTTTGTCCTCAACATCAAGATAATGATTGAAATTAACGTTCTGAATTGAACCTTCATTTAGTATGATATCATTTTTCAAATCCTCAGACCAAATCCCTAATTTTTCAAAATCTTGTATTAAGTATTTATTTACTATCAAAATCTCACCACCTACAACTCGTCTGTTAAACAACGCCGAATGAGCGGGTTCTGTCATTTCAAATGAACCTGTAATTTTTGCTGAAGACGCAACAGGCATTTGAGCCGTGAATAATGAATTACATACACCATATTTCATTACCCTTTCTTTTAATGAAGTCCAATCCCACATTCCTGATAAATCATCCTCAGTCATTCCCCACATATCAAATTGGAATTCTCCTTTTGACATTGGCGAACCTTTGAAGTATTCATAAGGTGAGTATTTTTCTTCAATACATAATTGATTACTCTCAGTGATTGCGGCAAAGTAGATAGTTTCGAAAATTTGTTTGTTTAATTTTCTCGCCTCCTCAGATGTGAATACGTAATCTAATAAATAAAATACGTCAGCCAATCCTTGAACTCCAATAGCAATAGCTCTTTGTTCTAAACCACCTTTTCTACCCTTCTCAGTTGAGTAACTATTAATGTTAATTACTTTGTTTAAAGTTCTTGTAACCTTTCTTACCTCATCAAACAATAGTTTAAAATCAAATTTACCTTCAACGATAAAGTTTTTCAATACCATTGATGATAACGTACAAATAGCCGTAGTTTCTTCATCAGTATATTGGAAAATCTCCGCACATAAGTTAGATTGATGTATAACCCCAATGTTTTGGTGGTTAGTTTTTCTATTAGCATTATCTTTAGAACATAAGTAAGGAACACCTGTTTCAATTTGAGACTCAATAATCTTAGTCCAAATTTCAGTTGCACTTACTTTTTTACCAAGACCTAACTCAACCGCTTTCACATAAGTTTCTTCATACTCAGAACCGTAAGACTCTTGTAAAGGTTTTAATCCCGCCTTCTTAATATCATTAGGACAGAACAAATACCAATCAGAATTATTTCTAACCGCTTTCATAAAGTTATCAGGAATCCACAATGCCGTAAACAAGTCTCTAGCTCTCAATTCATCTTTACCTGTATTCTTTTTAATATCCAATAAATCAAAGATATCTTTATGCCAAGGTTCGATGTAGATAGCTGCACTACCAGGTCTTCTACCTTGTTGATTAAAGAATCTTAATGATTCGTTAACAATTTTAAGATACTTTAATAATCCACCCGCAAAACCACCTGATGTAGTAATACGACTTTCTTTACTTCTTTGGTTTGACATACATAATCCAATACCCGCAGCGTCCGATGAGTAAGTAGAAATATCATTCAATGTACCCAACAAACCTTGTCTTGAATCTGAATTATTATAATGTAATACACAAGACGCTAACTGAGGGATTAATGTCCCTGAGTTAATCATAATTGGGGTTGCCTTAGAAATTCTTTGTTCTGACAATGACTTATAATAATCAACCGCCTCTTCGTAACTATCAGTTACCCACAACGCAATTCTCATATACATATGTTGTGGTCTTTCAACAACCTTACCATTCGGTAATTTCAACAAATACATTTCTTGTAATGCTTTCCACGCAAAAAAGTCAAAGTTATAATCATTCTCGTGATTAATAATTGAATCAATCTTACTTGGTCCATATTTCTCGATAATACTCATTAGATTATCGTGAACAACACCTTCAGTGTGTAATGTGTGCATAGTTTCACTAAAACTATCAACCGTATCTTTGTGATATGATGAGATAGCAACTGAAGACGCCAATCGTGAATAATCGTGATGACTACCAGTGTATGAGGACGCAATCTCATACACCAATTTATCTAATTCTTTTGTTGTGATGTAACCCTCAGTTGGTAGAGAAGTTGTCACTTTAATAAAAATCTCATCAAAGTTAACATTAAGACCTTTAGCTGCTCTTTTAACTCTGTTGTAAATTTTTTGAGGATTAAATGATTGTTTCTCCCCGTTTCTTTTTTTAATTTTTAATGACATCATAATGATTATAATATTTTATTAAAACTCATCAGTAAAAGAAATTGTTTCATTCAATTTCGCCTTTTGATATTCAAGTGTTCTATTTTCAAAGAAATTACCTTTAGTTTCAACCGCAATCTGTTCCATAAACTTGAAAGGTTGTTCTACATTAAATTCTTTACTACAACCTAACTTATATAATAAACCATCAACAACGAACTCTAAATATTGTTTCATTAAATTAGAATTCATCCCAATTAATGATACTGGTAGTGATTCAGTTATAAACTCCTTTTCAATCTCTAAAGCTGAAAGTAATATTTCTTTAATTCTTTTCTCACTTGGTTTGTTAACAATATGGTTATTTAACAAGTGAATTGCGAAATCACAATGAAGATTCTCATCTTTAAAAATTAATGAGTTAGCGTCACATAATCCTTGCATAATTCCTCTCGATTTTAACCAAAATATTGAACAGAACGAACCTGAAAAAAAGATTCCTTCAACAGCAACAAACGCTATCAATCGTTCTTGAAACGATGCGTTTTCAATCCAATCTAAAGCCCATTTAGCTTTTTTCTGAACTGCCGGTAGTCTGTCAATCGCGTGGAAACAATCATCCTTTTCTTTTGAGTCTGTGATATAAGTATCAATTAATAAAGAATAAGTTAAAGAATGTTCATTCTCCATAGCAACTTGGAATCCATAGAAAAACTTAGCTTCCGGAAACTGTACCTCCCTTGCGAAGTTCTCAGCAATGTTTTCATTAACAATACCATCAGATGCTGCAAAAAATGCTAAAATATTTTTAATGAAATATTTTTCATTATCTGATAAATTACTCCAATCTCTGATATCATCACTTAAATCAAATTCTTCTGCCGTCCAAAACGCCGCCTTGTGTTGTGCATAAAATTCCCAAATATCGTGATATTGGATAGGGAATACTACAAATCTATCAGGATTTGTTTCTAAAATTGGTTCTACTTTATTTTCCATATTATTGTTCATCTTTTTTATTTTCATCATCTTTTTTCTTCTGTGCGTCACGTTCTTTACGTCTTTCCAATAACTCACGAACTTTATCACGTTGTTTTTGGTCGTTTTGTTCTTCAAGACCTAAGAATGTTACTGAAGATTCAGTATCAATTTCTAACATACCATTGTCGAACTTACAGTTTTCAAACACAACACCATCATCACCAATACGTGACTTAGTAATTGCGATAGTTGCTAATTTCATTTCTTTTTGTTGTAATGACTTAGCCACCGATATGATAACGTGACCTACTTGAGCTTTCTTAATAGAACCCCCCATTTGGTCAGTTGTTACAACTTCAGAAGAAATAGATTGTCTATTACCTTGTGTTGCTGTCCATCCAACTAAATTTAACTCGTGACACATTGCTTCAAACGCTCTCATTACAGAACCTTCCGATTTCCATTCATCACCTAAGTTTCTATCAGGTAATACACAGTCAATGTAATCTAACGATATCATATCAAGTTTAACACCATCAGCAATCATCTTTCTAACCTGATTCTTGATTTGTAACATCGTCATAGTATCTGACGGTAACTTTTTCAAGATTAATTGATTTTGCATTGATGTTTTGATATCAGTTACACGTTTCAATACCTCATCTTTCTTCAAAGTTAATTCGTCAGGATGAACCTTAGTCCACAAAACTATATGTTTTCGTTGAATAATCTTAGGATTATCTTCAAAAAATATTTGTAGGACGTTATAACCTAAGTTAAATGCGTGATTTGTAATCTTAGTCATTAGAGTTGTTTTACCAACCCCTGTTGGTGCCAATACAACACCAATCTCACCTTTAGCCAACCCACCTTTTAAGAGTCTATCAATCCCTGAAATACCCATTGGTATCGGATGTCTATAATCCTCGTTTAAAACGTCGTCTAAGTTAGAGAAAACGTTAGTCATACCGTCTTCTCTTTCCCCAACTTGTAGTGCACTTCTTACTAACTGTTCTACTTTGTCGTAGTTTTCGAACTCACCACCATCAATAATTTTTTGGGCTTTACCCATTACTTTTTGAAGTTCTTGTTGTTTACAAAACTTCATTGCTTTTTCTTGAACGAACTCAGCACCTTCTATTGGTGCCTCTTTAATTTTACCAATTGTGTCAATAACTATTTTTGAAGCGGTCTCTTGTTGTAATTCCGACTTAGTTATTTGTTCCAAAGTATCAAACGTTGGTGTGTGTTCGTATTTTACATAGTATTCTTTAATCATCTGAATGATTAGTTTGAAATACTTGTTTTCAAAATAAGTCACATCAATCACGTCGATAATTGACCTAGAAAAGTCTTTATCTAAGATAATTTGGTTTAATAACTGTATTTGGAAACCACTTCCTAAGTACTCAAAATTTTTATTTTTACTCATATATCTTTTTGTATTTTTAGATAAATATTACGCCTCTAAACTAACTTCAGCATATTCAAAAGATAAATTTTTTGATGAAAAAATGTCAGTTAATGATAAAAGTAAGTTTTTTAGGTGTGGTCTTACATCCACGGTATATCTTATTTTTGGTGGATAGATTTTAGCGTCGATTTGTCTATGACAAATTGTCACATCACCTTGTTTGATAAATACGTTAAAATACTCAGGACCTTCAGTATATGATGTATCCATAACCGCAGGATTATTAACTATCTCATACATATTATCTAACATATATGTAACTGTTTTCATTTTTAATTGACGTTCTAAATCGTGCTTAAAATCTTTAATTAAGTCGTATAAGTCAACCGAACTTTTAGCTTTTGGGTTAAAATCTTTCACGTTAAAAAAACGTTGTACAATGATGTTATCGTTAACCATCATTAAAAACTCTAACTTTGTTGATTCGTTTTGCTCTTTCATAATTTTACTTTTTAAACTTTCGTTTTTCTTTTCTTGTTAATTTTAAAAAGGGTGTTAAAAAATTCACCCAAGAATTATCATTTTTTGGTAGGAACTTGAAGAATCCATCTTCCATCATCATTTTAATTACGTTCCTGTGACCTCGACCATCCGGGTCTAAGGTTTCTGAATAATATTCATTTACTACGTTTTTCCCATCTTCAGTTATTAAAGGGTTTGACAAATCAACTATTTTCTCATTTATAACAAAAAACTCATCACCAAATATACCACTCTTAGTCTTACCCGTCAAAAGATTCTGTAAAACTTTATTGTCTTTATCCTCTTTGTGTAAAAGTTCGGCTTTTTCTAAAATATCGGTGAATTTTATTTCTCGGTCAAGTAGCTCAGGGAATAATTTCGCTAACGTCTTATCCCCAAGGTAATAGATACCATCAATATTATCCGATTTATCACCGGCTATTATCTTGTAAGTCTTAACGTTATAGTGAGGAATTTCAATATCCTTAAACTTAATAGTATCACCAAGTTTGTAATATTGTTTTAAATCAGGTAAATAAACTCTTACCTTATCCGAAATCAATTGGGTTAAATCACGGTCACCTGAGAATATCGTTTTATCTTCATCAGGAGAGATTTGACAATAGTAAGCAATCAAATCATCAGCTTCGTTATTATCAACCAACACCTGTCTTATAAACAACTCTTCCAAGTATTGTTTAACACGTTCCTTTTGTTCGGTAATAGAATCTTCTTTGGTTAAATCAAAAGGGGTCTTTCGATTCGCTTTGTATTGGGGGTATAATATTTTTCGTGACAGTGAATTCTCATCACCATCCCAAAATACAACAACTTTATCAAAACCTTCTGTTTCAATAAATCGTCGTAATGTGTTTATAAAGTGCCACACACCACCTATGTGTTTTCCGGAGTGAAAGAAATCTTTCACCCCGTGAACACCAATTTTAATTAGGTTGTTTCCATCAACCAATAAGGTTTTAGTCATTTTTTACCATTAAATGGTTCTACAATCAATCTTCGAATTCTTCTTCCTCTGTTGGGACAAATACTTCACTAAGTTTAAAGTCACCCTCACCACCTAATTTCTTATTCCAATAATCGGAAAATTCTTTTTTGTATTTCTCAATCGCAGATTTATCATCTTTGATATAACCTTGAGGAACCGCTAATATCTTACCATCTTTATATGATAATCCATTTACGTGGTTCTTCAATATTGAGATTTTTGTTCTTGTCGCATAAACAACTGTTCTACCGTTTTTAGTTGCGGTAATATGATTGATACCGGCTTTCTTTTGATTACCAAATAAGAACACTAATGAAGATGCTAACCAAATCGCCTCACCACCTTTTGCTTTAATCTCAGGTTGACCAAATGGGTTGTCAGGTAATTCAACCCAAGGTTGATTAATTACAACCATACTTGCCCAATATGGAACATCCTCTTTTTTAGTTTTAGATATTCTCGCAGAAATACCCATACCAATTTTATCAGCAAAAGTCGCGGCGTTATGTTGTTTACCACCTTTACCGTCAAATGTCATTTTACAAGGTATTGAACCAACAGAATCCCATAAGAATAAAATGTTGTAAGGAATTTCACCTTTATCTTGAGCGTCCAATATTTGATTAATAAAATCTGTTGCTTGTTCAATGTAATCAAAACTATCGTTGAAGATAAAGTTACCATCCCATTCACCTTCTGAGTTTTGTTCAGCCTGAAGACCTAATTCAACTGCGTGTTCCCAATTCCATTTCCTTTCAGTGATAATGAAAACAGGTAAGTCACCTTGTTTTTGTGCGTTTGCCGCTGCCAAAATCATTGCGGTAGTTTTAGATGAGTTAGAGTGACCTAAGAACATATTGATATGTCCTTTACTTGGACCAGGTAGACCACAAGCGTCGGCAAACTCTTCACCACAATCATAAAAACTATCAGCTTTATACTTTGTTTTCGTTGAAAACTTCCCTTTAATCGAATCTAAAGAGAAATCCTTTTTCTTTACTGCCATATATTGTGTTTTTAAATAAAAGATAAAAAAAGGTAGTGACTTTGTAAATCACTACCTATCTATAGGTTAGGTTAGAATGGTAAATCTTCGTCGATTTCATCATTAACTTGTGGGTCAGCATAAACTTCAGTTTTAGCTTTAGAACCACCAAATGATTCTTCACTTTCAGTTGAGTCACCGTAAGTGTATTTACCCAATTCAGTATTCCATTTTGGAGTTTCTCCACGAGCGATTGCTTCAAGATACTCAACAGGTTTTTTAGAGTAAACGTCTCTCCAAGTTAACTCATCGTTAGCCCAAGATTTTTTAGTTTCCTCATCTTCGTGTAAAGGAGCTGGGTCATCATACATAATTGTTTGAATAACAGTGTACTCTTTACCTTTAGGAGTTTTAGCTTTAGCCAATTCAAGGATTAAATCACGACCTTTTTCAGAATCAGTAACATCACCCTTATTTCTCCAAATAGGAATGATTTTATCTAAAATCCCTTCATTTTTATAGTTGTGTTTAAAACGCCAGAATTTAGGACCATCTTGTTCGTTATCACGGTCAATAACTTTAACGATGTAGAACTTACGAGATTTATATTCTGAAGCCAATTTTTTATCACCTTCAATTAATAATTCTTCATACACCTCATTTAACGGTGAACGTTCATTATCCATCGCTGGGTCGTATAATTTAATATACTTACCATCAATCAACATTTCGTGAAACATTGCCTCTTTAAAAGGTGAGGAACCGTCTGTCGTTGGGAGAATTCTAAGTCTTTTTTGACCTTGTTTTTCATTATCACCTAAGATAGCCGCAAAGTATCTTTTCATTCTCTCTTCTTGAGACATTTTTGGGGTAAAGTTACCCGTTTGTTGTGCTTTCTCGTACTGAGCTAACACCGCATCTAAACTGTTTGTCGCCATAAATTTTAATTTATTTTATTTGTTTATCTAATTATAAGTCCGCCATATTGTATTGTCAAATCGTAAGGGAAAAAAAACTTGTTTTTTTATAACAAGTTTTTTCTCTTACTTATAGATTAGTATTTTGTTTTAAAAACATTATCCTCTTCACCGTCACCGGTAAAATCACTAAATGTTTTTTGTATTTCTTTAGGTGAAAAATCTTCAACATCATCTTTAGTTAAGATATATTCATCTCTACCTAATTTTTCAAAATCCTCTTCTTTATCTTCAAAATATTGAGATAATTTTTGATTAAATGGTCCAGAATCTAAAGTTCTAAGTTCCATTTTTTCTTCAGGTGATTTTTGTCTATATTTTTCAACTTTAGCCTCTAAACTATTTAATTGATTAACGATATTATCCATCTCACCTAATTTACTTTCCAAATTTTCTAAGTGAGAAAATAATTGTTGGAAGTACTCTTCTTGTTTTTCCTCAACATTCTTTTGACTATTAACTAATTCAGTAACGTCTAATTCTTTTTTATTATCACTTTTTTCATCGTCACCAACTTTTTCAACATCAGGGTCATTTTCAATATCTACAGGTTGAGGTACATCACCTGTTGGTGCTGCGGGTGCTGGTGGTGCTCCTGCCGCTAATGGGTCCGCAGGTGGTGCTCCTGCCGCTAATGGGTCCGCAGGTGGTGCCGCCGCTAATGGGTCTTCCACAGGTGGTGGAGGTAATTCTTGTTCGTTAATATATCTATTAATCGAATTAAATCGTGTAATCTCTTCTAATATTTTTTTATCTACGCTCATTTTTACCCGTTTAATAATTGTTTAACTCCATTATGTGTTTCCACTTGAACTCTTCTGTTAGTTGCCATAGTATTGTCAACTCTTTCAATAAGCCCGTCTTTCATTCTAATTGTATAACAATCACCTGTTTCTAAATCACATACTTGTTTAAATCCGTTTCCGGCATCCTTTTCAGAATATTTGGTATTCTTACCCAAATAATTATCTAATATTAATTTTGTATTCATAACTTTTAGTTTATTAATAAATATCTTTTACTGTGAAAAAATTATAAGGTAAAAGTTATTGGGTAACTTTTATAAAAATCAGCTCTTGCATTATCTTTTGTCCCATCAGGTTTAAGAGGGGTTGTATAAATCGACACTTTGAATTTATAAGTTCCTTTTGAATCCTTTGACGGTACGTTAGAACAATCCAAATCATCTAATAAGTCTTGAAGCTCAATTATAACCTGTTGTTTATTATTTGAGATTAAGTTAGTATTAAACTGTTGTCCCGTTCCTCTTCCCGCGGCACAATTAGCGTCAGTTTCATAATCAAAGTTAATACTAAAAATTTCTCTTGGACCATCAATTTTTGGGTCGACTGTAATCGTTAAACTTTCAAATAATGGTGGTGTTGTTTGAGCATACTTATACACATCAACTAACGGATTTAGTTTTGGTGGTGGTGAACTAACATTACCTGATGTCGGATTAAACAATTTAATTGACTCTTCAACTTTAGTTTGAATATTTAATAATTGTGTTTTATCCATCTGACTATATACCGTTTCAGGTTTGTCATTAGAGTCATTCAATATAATAAATTTAGTAATTTCTTCCTTTGAATTGTCTTTAACCGTCACCATTCTACCCTTATATCTTTCAATTAAAAAATCAATATTTTCATCAATACTTTTAAAAACCATAAATGGTTGTGAAACAGAATTCATTGTTTTACAGAAAAATTTCGTACTTGGTGTACTAGACCATTTACTAATTAATGTAAGATTAGTGAAATTATTTTCATACGCTTTAAATGATGACCCATAATATGATGACAAATATAAAGACGCAAATATCACATACTTTAATTTATTATCATCAGTAATATTCTTATTAAGAATTCTTGAAACCACTTTAGTTTGAACATCTTTAACAGTTATTGATGTTTCCGTAGGACTATCCACAGGTGTGTATTTTTTATAATCTTCATACAATGTTTCTTTACAAGCATCCGATTCTTCAATTTTATTTTGAGTAGATAACGTTGATTGTGTTTGTGTTTGTATGTTTTGATTAGTACCTGTACTATTCTCAAGGTTTGTCGATGGACTTGATTCTTTTTGAGTTTCAATAACTGACTTTAATAAACTTGTTTTTAATGTTTGGATGAAATCATCAATCTTTAACACAGATGCTGTTGGTTGTCTAATACCTTCAATAGTTGTTTCAAAAACACCTGGACTTATAACGTGATTTACTTGGGTTATCATATAAGGACCGTAAAACATTGGGACGTATCTTAAATTAAAATACATTGTAGGTTGTATTAATGCGTTACCCATCATAGACACAGTACAAGTATAACTTCTGTTTTTGTAGATATTATATAATGAAATACTTTGTGTTGCAGAATTTTTACCTGAACTCATATTCGCCATCATATTTTCAACTTCAAGAGATTCCGCAGTTGCAGTTCCTGATTCTTGGCCAACACTAAAATTAAAAAATATTGATTGATTTTCAGGACCGATATCAACATTAAACCCGACAACTCTATTTGATGTTGCCCAATCTTCTTTATTTTTTTGGTCTTCCAATAACGGATTGTCAGACGCTTTAGTAATATCAAAAGCATCGTCCCTAAATTTAAAATCAACATTTTTAATTGCTAAGTACTCACTAGGTTTACCGGCATAAGTACAAACCATTTTAGCTGACGATTGTCTAACATCAACATTTAAAAATGTACCAAACAAATTATTAGCAAATTCTAAAGTCCCCTCCAATTTTGGTGTTGGTTTTTTAACTACTTCTTGTACGTTATAAAAATTAACGTATGACGGTAAGTTCATCACAACAAAATTGTTTTCTATTAAAATTGATTCAACAAATGATAACATATCAATAGTAGGTTCACTCGAAAATAGATTATCAAGTCGAGTTTTTAACTTATAGATATCAACTAAAATTTTATCACCAATATTTCTTGATGCCCTGTCTAATAATAACACATCTTCAAACAATGTTTTATTATTAAATTCATAACCAGCAATCCATTTATCATTTAACGATTTAAAACACTCCCAATGTTCTAATTTACCAATAGTATCAGTTATCTTAGAATTAGTTATTTGTTCGGGTGTCTGAGTAATTGACGGTAAAGCAGTTTGTAAACGTAACATTAAATTATTCATTGCTTTATCTTGAAAATTACTTAAAGTATCTATATACTCATCAACCAACCCTTTAAAATTTTGCATGTTAAAATTTGATTTAAATGGTACATCCAATTTTAAACCTTTAGGTCTTATATATTTTGTCACTATAGGGTTGTCTTGTAACCCAAATGGACCATAATAATCAGTAATTGTATCTTCAAATAATTCTTCCTCACTATACAAAAACATAACTCTTGA